CGGAGAAAGCGTGGGCCGGGAGGGGGAGCAGTGGGGGCGGGGCTTCATATTTTAAAGCTTGGTAAGCCATATTGTCGGCAGTGTTGATCACCCATGTGGGCTTGTAACCAGAAGCCACGAAGATGCCCATCTCCCCAAGCATGCTGTAGAGGTGAGTTACCCAGGAGACGTAGTCTTCGATCACGGGGCCTGGGACATTGCAGCTGTGCATTAGCATGACCTGGAACCCGAGGAAATCTTCATTTTGTGTACCATCGAAAGCGACGAAATCATCCTCGTAAGTGGGCGATCGCCAGTCCCAATGGCTTTGGAACCAGTTCTCGACCTCCCCTTGGGTCACGCCGTTGAGCAGGAGGACTTGCTTGGGCAAAGCAGTGCGGAGCGACCTGTAGAGATAGCGAGCCATGCAACCGAAACGGGCGTTGATGAGTGTGTTGAAGGAGGTGATCATTTGGCCCTTCTTGGCTCTGCGGAAGGCTGTACCAGGCTTAGTTATCTGCTGAGCTTTCAGGAAGACTTCGGCTTTGGCCGGGTCTAACGAGGGACAGCTCCTGTACGAGATGCGTTCGAGCCCTTTCACACCCTTATCGAGAAACGTGTCGAGATCCTCATCATAGCACTCAGCCCAGACGTCCTCGTTGAAGGGAGGAAATTCAGGTCTGTAGACATAGAGAAAAGCTTCGTGCAGAGCTCTGGAACCGCCCAGGTAAGTGACCGTGCTCCGAGAGGGCCTGATGTGCCTCTCACGGAAAGTCCATTTGACGGTGGGGTTATCGGTACGTCGGTGTCGTAGGAACATGCTGTGAGTGACACTGGTCGTGTCGACTTGTTGGGTGGTGCCGTAAGAAAAGGTCTCCTCTCTACCGTAAACCACGTGCGGGAAAAGAGAGGTGGTGACGCTGTCGATAAGATCAAGGCTGTGGAACAGGTCAGAAGCTTTGATACCAGCTATGCTGTGGGGTATCCAACAAGGAAGCGGCTGCCTAAGAACGTCTGAGGGGCGAGAGAGCTCGTCGTTTTCCCGAGCGAAGACGAAACCAACGGCATGGGTTAACATTAGCCAGGGCAGGAGCACAAAGTAATGCAGTCTTTGCTGGTAGGTTCTGAGAGTTCTAGGGTGGTGCCAGGAACTTCCGGATTTAGTAGCTCTGTTGGGGTTTAGAACGCGCCGAAGCTGCTCAGACGGCACGTCATTGAAGCCGAGACCGCGGGAGGGCCTGAAGAGGAGGTCGTTTAGGGGTGGAGGGGGGGTGCCCACTTTTCTCAGAGGGTCCAGGAGGTGCCGTGGTGTGTGATATAAACGATGGCTCCTCAAAGCATCACGAAGTTCACG